TTAATATAGGAGGTCATTACCATGGCAGATGCTTGGAATGAGGGCACGTGGGGACAAGGATTTTGGGGCCAACAAAGTTCTGTAACAGTAACCCTTACAGGTGTCTCCTCTACATTTGCATTAGGCACTGAGTCAGTTGTTGCAGATAGTTTAGTAACTCTAGACTCATTACAGTTGACGTCAGCCGCAGGAACTGCTGTCGCTGAACAAGAATCTATTTTTCCCTTAACAGGTGTTTCATCAACATTTAACTTAGGCACTTCAAGCATAGAAGAAGGAGCAGGAGTAACTCTTGCGAGTCTTTCTATGGCATTTACTGCGGGAGATGAAACTGCTTCTGGTACAGTCGATGCTGGTTGGGGTAGATCTACATGGGGATCTTTTGCATGGAATGAAAACATAACACAAGAAGTTAGTGTCACTGGCGTTGCCATGACAAGTGCTTTAGGCACTACTACTCAAGAGGTAGGTACAGGAGTTATTGTATCTGTAACTGGGTTGAGTATGACAAGTGCTTTAGGCACTACCACTCAAGAAGCTTCTGCAGTAGAAACATTAGATAGTCTTACTATCGGTGCTGCCCTATCAGGAGCTTCAGGTATAACAGGTGAAGGAAACGTAGGAGTTATAGCTCCTTCAGATCAATTAGACTTTAGTATAGGCACGGTAACGATTGATATCTTTACACAAGTAGACGCACCGTCCGTTGCCATGACTTCTGCTTTAGGGTCAGTAAGCACAGAGGCAGATGCACTAGTAACTCTAGGAAGTCTGTCTAGCACTTTTGCGTTAGGAACTGAAACAGTAGAGGTTGGCACAGGTGTTATAGTAAGTGTGACCGGTCTTGCCTCAACTTTTGCTGAGGGCACGGAAACAGTTACTGGTGGGGCGGTTATTGATATTACTGGTTTAAGTATGGCTACAGCCTTAGGTGATACCTTTAGCACTCCATGGGCTAATGTAGTGACTGGAGCAAGTAATACATGGACAGAGGTAGATGCAGCATAAAAAGTGTTGCTTGGATATCAAAAAAAAGTATATTTTAGAGAGGTAAAAAAATGTCGAGCACATATTCAGATAGACTTAAATTAGAACTCATGGCAACTGGCGCAAACGCCAACACATGGGGTAACAATACTAATACTAATTTACAAGTTGTTGACACATTTACAGCCGGATATTTAGCAAAATCTGTTGCAGGTTCAGCAGATGTAACTTTGACTACAGGTAATGCAGATGCAACCGCTGAGGCAGCTAATAAAGTTATAGAATTTACAGGTGCTCTTACTGGCGATATTAAAGTATTTGTCCCAGCAGTCGAAAACAATTATGTATTTTTCAATAATACAACTGGTTCACAAACCCTATCAGTAGCTCCAACTGGTCACTCAGGAAATGCAGTAGCAATAACACAAGGTGCTCATACAATTATGTATATTACAAACGACAACAAAGTCGTTGATATGTTTGCAGGTTCTTTGGGAACAGTTGGTATTAAAGGCGTTACAACATTTAATGATAATGTTGCAGTTGCTGACGGTAAAAAAATTACAACAGAAAATATTACATTAAATTCTAATGGTGTTGTTGCTGCCACTTCATATACAGGTAGTGGTGCAAGCTTAACAGGTATTGATCCGTTTCCTTCAACCACCTCTATGGTATTCAATCAAGCATCTGCACCTACAGGTTGGACAAAACAAACTGCGACTGCATTAGCTAATACTGCCATGTCAATCGTGACAGGTTCAGGTGGAGGCACAGGTGGTGCGGATTCTTTCTTTGATACTTTTAAAGCTAGTAGAAACACTGATACTACAAGTGCTACTGTTTCTGTATCAGGAACAGTGGGTGATTGTACTCTTTCAACACCTATTATACCTTCTCATAACCATAGGGTTACACAAAGAGGTAATCAACCTAATGATAACCCAGGACCAAGTTGTCCAAGGGTACCACCAAGTTTTGCAGGTAATATTAAACAGTTAAACCCGTTAAGTATTAACCCTGACCAATGTTTCTTTCCATGCGCTGGTGGCGGTGGAGCACACGGGCACCCGTTTACAGTATCAAGTTCATCTTTAGGTGGAACAATTTCCATGCCTGACATGAATGTAAAATACGCAAACGTAATCATAGCTAATAAAGACTAGTGCCTATATTTGACCCAGACGGTAAGTGTCCTCTCTTAAAAACTAAATGTATAAAACACAAATGCATATGGTTTAATATGCTACAGGGATCACATCCACAGACAGGACAACCTGTGCAAGAGTGGGGCTGCTCTATAGCTTGGATTCCTTTATTACTGGTTGAAAATGCTAGACATGTGCAAGGCACACAAGCCGCTACAGAATCTTTTAGAAATGAAATGGTCAAGTCTAATCAGGCCCTAAATGACATATTTAAAAGCAGTGATTCAGCTAAAAATCTCATGCAAAACGCAACATCTATTTTTCACCTCATAGGTAATCACCAAACAGCTTTAACCAACAAAGATAAAAATTTAGAGGATGAAACCATTAGACAATTAAGCAATAATAAGGTAAAAGTTAAAGAAGCTAAGAAACGAAAAAAAGGTAAAAAAGATGTCAATAACAATAAATAATACATCAATATCAACAAGACTTACTATAATTTTTGATGCTGATGGTAAAATAGACGGTGACGGACCAGCATTAGGCACAGGTAATACAGAGTCTGACGTTTATATAGATGGTAAATTTTATCAAAATTTAAGATCTCATACAGAAGTCCCTGCTACTGTTCACGCATTACAATGTTGGAATAAAGGTGGCACATGGAGTTATGTATTAGAACATACAAGCAATGACCCTAACACAACTTACGCATCTCAATCGGATTTACCTACTTGGGTAAACAATGTAGTTATTAGATGTGAGGCTCAAGACGTGTGGCAAACTAATTATAACGGTCACGCAGATGCAAACACTGACGATGACTCTGCCGCTATTGCAGCTGCAGACACCGCTAGAAATAATTACCTATCAGGTCACAGCATAACTTTCTAAGTGCAAGAATACATTCTAGAAGCCAGGAAATTAATCCCTGAACATATTTGTAAAAAATTTATTTTATATTTTGATGAGGAGCACTATTTAAAAGACGCACAAACTGTTGGTCCAAAAAAAGATGCAACAGTTGATAAAGAAGTAAGGAATTGTCAAACCTCACACCTATCAGCCATTAGTTTATCTTTCGGACAGAAAACTGTTTTAAATTATATTAAATCTAAAATTTTTGATGTTGGTAAAGTTTACGAACAAAGATTTCCTAGATTTAACTTGTCAAAACTTAATCAAATAGATTTATTAAAATATAAAGCAAACGCACATAGCGCAGGATATAAGTGGCATATTGATGCCTCAGGTAAAACTGCAGAGAGGATTGTGTCAATATCTATTTGCCTTAATAATGATTTTAAAGGCGGTGAATTTATGTTTGATTTACCAGAAGGTGAGAAACAATACCCACAAAATGTTGGTGATTTAATCATGTTTCCGTCTAACTTTATGTTTCCACATCAAGTAAATAAAGTAAAAGAGGGGACTAGGTACGCAATAATAGCGTGGGGAGTGTAATGAAACCTATTTTTATCGAAAAATTTTTACCTGAAGAAATACTAAATCTTTGTCACAATTATTGTTTGCTTAAATATAACAATCAAGCTGATTTTATTGAGGATAGCTCAGGATCTATCATAAAAGAATTTGCTGATCCTTTAATGGAAACTTTGCTGGATATGTCAACACCAGTAATAGAACAAAATGTAGGTAAAAAACTTTGGCCAACTTATTCATTTTTAAGAATTTATGATAAGGGTGCAGATCTACCAGTTCATGTAGATAGACCGGCTTGTGAATATACAGTTGCGTTATGTTTAGGAGCTAATCCTACAGAAAAACCTTATGAAATTTATATAGGTCATGAGGACAATGACTCAGACTATCAATACATAGATAATACCAAACAAATGAAACATCTTAAAAAAGATTACACCTTTCCTATGCTACCTAACAATGCTGTTCTTTTTCAAGGACAGACAGCTGAGGCTTTACATTGGAGAGAAAAATGTTTGCACGATTATTACATCACAGTATTTATTCATTATGTAGATCAAAATGGAAAACATAAAGAATGGAAGTTTGATAAAAGAGAATCATTAGGTGACCCTGACTTAAATTAATGACTGATTTATATTTCGTGCCTGGTGGTATTGGAAAATGTATTTCTTTTACATCCCTCTTAGCTAGAATAGAAAATCCAATAGCAGTTTGTTCAGGTTGGAAATCTTTGTTTCAAGATCATCCTAAAGTATATGGTTCTTACGATATGACATCATTTTATGAGCCAGAAAAGAATGAGTATTTTAGCTCATACTTTAACAACTTTTTTTATCTTGACCCATATTATTCGAAGCATTTTTTAAAAGATAAAAAACACATATCCGAGTGCTTTCAACTAATGCGTGGTATTGAAATGCCTACTAAACAATCAGAAGTTTTTTTTAATAAAAAAGATGTAGAAGATCTTGCCTCTATAATTAATGAAATAGATCCTTTTGTAATGGTACAATTTAGTGGATCAGATGACACATTTTTAAAAGAAGATGATTTATACACAAGAAGTTTAAATCGTAAACAAGCCCAAGAGATAATAAATATTTTAAATTTTGATTTAAAATTGAATGTCATAAATGTTAAAAACCCTGATGATACTAGCACTTATGAAAATCTATGTCAGATACAACATACACTTGATTTTAAAAAATACATGACATTGTTAAGTTTTTCTAGAGGCTTCATAGGTGTCGACAGTTTTTTACAACATGCTTCGTCAAACAAAAACAAAATTATTAATGGCGTAGTATTATGGGGATCTACATCTTCACAGCTTTTTGGTTACGATCACAATATTAATTTACAAACAAAAGCACCTTATCAAATGGTTTT